ATGTCCCAACCGTTGCAATACGTTCCATCGACGTGCCTTCAATGCTCAATCGCTGGCGTGATGTGCCGACCAAGGACAGTCGAGTGGTGACGATTGCAACATTCGTTTCCGCATCACCCCCAGCCAGCCCCCACGTCCGAAACGCAAACGACTGAAACGCAAACCCCCGTTGTGCAAATCTTCCCGTGCTCATGTCTTAGTCAGCGTTGGAGCTGTCCTTGTTCCAGTGGATGTCTGCCCAGCCATGTCGACCGTGAACGTGCTTCCGAACACCGTGATTGCGTAAGTCTCACTGGCTGTCTGCGGATCTGCACATGCTCCGGCTAGAACAGCCAAGAGATAGCCCGATGCGTTTTCAATGTTCGTGATCTGCGTACCAACAGCGGAGTCCAGTTCCGCTGCTGAATCCACCTTGTTTGCAACGGTAAACGTGAGCTGATCTGTTTTCGTTTTGATCGCTGCAACTTCAGTACTGAGTCCTGATTGAATTTGATCAACCACGTCTGCGTCCAATGGATTGCCCGACCCTGATCGCGTCCACTCAATGCCGTTACCGCTTCCCGATCCTGTTAGTGTGATGTTTGGTGTTGACCCGGAAACGTCGATTGTCACTGCACCAAACGTGATTGCTGGTTGTGTTGTTGCGAGTGTAACTCCATTGGTCACAGTCGAAACAGTCGGAATCACTGCCCCTGTGTGAGTCACGGCAGCAAGTGTAACCCCAGTTGCCGCCGTGATGTTTGTTGGTGTCGCCAATCCGGTTTGGATCTTCGTAACCGCTGCGGCTGAAATCTCAGCGGAACCAATCGCGTCAGTAGCGATTGCCGCCGCATCAATTGCACCAGCAGCGAATGAGGCTGTCGTAATAGCTCCCGTGGAAACGGTTGTCACGCTGCCAACAGACCCGGACAGATTGCCCGTGATATTTGCTGTCTGGTTGCCGAGGCCCGTTCCTGCCGTCAGTGAGTAGCCGGTTTTATCGCTGACCGTCGAAACTGTGTATCCGGTCTTGTCATTGTTGGTCGTCACAGTCACGCCAGCCGTTACCGAAGCAACAGCACCGCCAGCATAACTCGAAACTGTCGAAGGGAAAGTAGCTGCCAAGAAGCCAGTGGGCTGCGTGTACGAAGCCATTCGACTAGAGACTGCAGCATCAAGGTTAGGCAGCACTGCTGAAGTGTGAGTTACAGGAGCTAACAAGACTGTACCAGACGTAGCGGAATTGCTTGTAATCACCGTTTTGCTGACTGACGTACACGAAGCCTTGTATGCACCGACGACAAAATAATCCGCGTTCGTCTCTGCCTGAGTCGGTGCGTAAGTCCATATGCCGCTTGTTGCATCACATGCAAGTGTACCGGCACCAGCACCCCAAGCACCTGTGCCGATGCGAACACGGACAGAAGCTCCTGTCGTCTGCTGCGTGCCGTCAGACTTGAGAACGATTTCACCCAAGTCTATGACTGGAGGAGTTGCTGCGTTTCGCGGGTACATTACTGAATACCTCCACCGATAATTACCGAATTTCGTTGAATCAAATACACACTAAACCCCGGTCCTACTGCCGAAAATCCTCCTGCCCCTCCGTAGTGCCACACGAACAGACTATAATAGCCCGCTTGTGTAGTTGTTGGGGATTGCAGGAGTGTTAGCAACATGACATTGGCCTTACAGTGTGTTGAGCTGCACTAAGGTGGTTTCGGTTTCCAAGATGTCAGCATCTAAATCGACGAGCCTTTCAAGGTCTCCGTTGGCCTCAGCTAAAATCCTATTGTCTCTGAGTCGCGTGAGACGGTTCGTTAGGATTCGGATCAGAAATTCAATATTCATGTGTGTCTACCAGAATAAGAGGCAACGGAAGCATTCTTGAAATGACGCACGATTGAGCCACAGATATTTCAGTCCATCTTTGGTCGTGAAGATTTCCATGCGGTTTCCGATAATCGCAGTCGGAGCAACGTAGGGGTACATCGAACCGCCGTTGACCTTGCCGGTGACGACATCCAAATACATCACACGCTGCGTTGCATCCTTATGGAAGTAGATGCGGTCGCCACCATCGTAGGCAGTCATCGTTCCGGTTGATAGAGTCTCGGTGAGTGGTGCTGTGTTGATCACAGAAATGCGGTCTGTACTTAAATCAACACGCTCGAAGCCATAAAAACCGCCTCCACGAGAAACAAACATATATCGACCACGGTAGGCAGCGAGCGAAGTCCCAAACGCCCAGTTGGCGTTGGTTCCGACGCCCTTAGCGTTACCTTCCAGAATCACGTACTGAGTTGCCGCCGCAGTCGGTGCCGTGATTGTCGAGACGGTTAACGTGTTAGACGTGTTTGACGCGACGATCACCTCGATGGGTCCACCCGTCGAAGTCAGCACACGAACGCGACGACCAGCGTAGAGGTTCACCGCCCAGCTTTTGCTGGTATCTTGAATCGTCGTGGTAGACTGTGTACCAGTCGCGACTCCAAAGTCTAAAGCACCAATCGCAGAGCCAATGGCAATTGAGTATCGACTAACACCGTTTGTCGGTGCTGTCACTGTGTTAGCAAAGGTGAGTGTCGTTGCTGTGTTGCTCGCAACTCGAACAATCTGTCCGGTAGCTGCACCCGTTCCGACCGTGTAGGCATTCGTATTCAAATACACCAGTCGCCCGAGATGCTCGTTGGTCGTCCAGTTTTTGGTCAGGTCGGTCAGAGTGGTCGTGGACTGCGAGCCTGTGAGCGTACTGGCCGCTGGCGTACCAGCCATCGTGTACGTGAAAGTGGTAGCACTTGCTACGGTTGCGATAGCTACGTTCGTTACGTTGTAGTTTGAGTCTGTCGCACCCCTAACTGTCACCAAATCACCAACACGGTATTGGTGAGCGTGAGCAGTCGTAACGGTCGCTGTCGTTGTTACGTTTGACAACGAAGCAATTGCCACTGGTTGATGACCACCAACGGTCGCCGCAGCATTTCGAGCGATACCCCAGTCTCGTTGCCGTCCCCATGTTGCAACCTGCGAATCCATGTTGTGCATAAGGAGTCCGGCATTGCCACCACATACCATGTAAATCTTGTCGGCATCGCCTTGGACGACAAACACCGAATCTGTCGATGGGTTCGTATCCCATGCGTTCTGCACCGTTAAAACGGTTGCCGTATTACTTGCAATCGTCCGTGTCTGCCCTCGACCTGTGCCATGCAGAATACGAACAGAATAGTTAGCCCACCGATTCGTGGCCCAAGCCTTGGTCGAATCGGTCAGCGAGGTCGATGCACCCGCTGTCGCAGTACCAGCGTCAAAGCCAATAATCAGATAACGACTCGTTGTGTCCGGTGCTGTTCCAGCCGTTGACCAAGTAAGAGTCGTCCCTGTGTTGCTGGCAATCTGACGGATCTGCCCAGCCCCGGTGCCGGAGTAAATGAACACCCAATACCCAACATACTCATTCGTTCTCCAAGCTGCGAAGTCCACACCATGAGATGCGTTGACAAGCGTTGTCGTAGTGCCGCCTGTTGCAATGCCACGTTCCCAGATTGAAGAGTTTTCGGTCGTGCGTTCAATCGAGAAATCGGTGAGTGCAGCAGCGAAAAGGTTTGTATGACTTGGCAGGATATACCAAGTATCCGTGAGCACACAGTACGCTTGATACGTGTAAAACGGAGCCGCAGCAGCACCAGACGCACACAGCACCATCCCGCTTTGGATACGGAATACAGAGGTCGAATCAGGGGTCGTTGCCCATGCCGAGTCAACCGTCACGACTTGCGACTCGATGCTGTAAAACGTCTGCGAGCCAGCCGTTGCCGAAATTGCTGGAGAGAAAATGGCAGGGTTGTGCCACTGCTTATTCATCTGAGCCGAATCGCCAACCGTCAGGATCGTTCCCGTATTGCTCAGGATTCGACGGATCTGGCCTGAGCTACCAGCAGGAGTATTAGCGACTCGCAGTGTGTATCCTGCGTACTGATTGCCGCCGAAAGACTTCAGCGTATCAGTGATTGAAATTGCTCCTGCCGTGTTAGACACTGCCGTTGGAACACCACTGGCATGAACGACTGGTTCGGCCACTTCCGTAATCGTTCGGCGTTGTCCGGCACCTGTACCTGAAATAATGACAACATCGTAACCGACAAGACTTCCCTGCGTGACTGCCGCAATCTCAAGTGTAGTTGATGTAGCCGAGATAACTCGGTCTTCCACGCCCAAAGCACCTGCAAACTTCATCGCGGAGAAAGTCACAGGAGCAATCGCTGGCGATTGCAACTGCTGATACATGTCCGTCCATGTGTCGTACCGCGAAAAGTTCGTGGCCGAGATCAGGTAGTAGATGTAACGGCCATGCTCTGACTGCAAGAAATTTCCATTGTCTGCGGAGCAAGACGATGAGATTGCAGACGACACCGCAGGAGCAAAACGAGTCCATTCCCACGTTGGCAAATCGACTGCTTGGGTCAAAGTATTTTTATTGAGTGCTGGCATCAGACAAACTCCAGTTTAGATCGAAGCGAATTTGCGTAAGTGTTCTTTGCGATGTTGATGTACTGCTCGCGGTCCATGCCAGCGTTTGCTACGATGTTGGTAAGAGTACCGGCTGAAATGTTAGACACTGTGGTAACTGTGCCCACTGTGGTAACAGTTGCCAAGGTCAACGATCCTGTGATCGCGTCTAGCGTGATACGCTGTCGCTGTTGCTGATCAACAACCGCATTGCATTCCAAAATCTTGACCAGCCGAGAAAGCATACGAAGCAAGTCATCCGACTGATTCGCAACCGACGGCATTGGGTTAGACATACTGACATCAACTGCCGAGCCGTCTTCCCCGATGGCTGGCTTGATGCGTTGGAACTGAACGCCGCCGATGTCATCGGTAGCGATCGTCGTTCCAGTCCCTGGCGTATATCCTACATTATCAGCCATTATTGTATCCCTGTGATCGGGTCAGCCGATGCGTTAGTTGTCAGCGTTTTGGTAAACCGGCTTGTGCTACCGTCAGTACCTTTTATGGTGAGTGTCGATCCACTGATGGAGTGTTCCAGCATCGCGAGGATGATCGTCCCAAGGCAGTGCTCCGGCATAGTTGTTTCAACGTTCGACACGTTGCGCGACAGGATTGCGTCGATGCTGGCGGTTAACATTTCCGCTGTTGGTACTCCGCTGTTGAACGTGCCATTCGTGCCGCCGAACTTCTTTACATCAACCGGCAGCGGCCTGCAATCAATCCTCAATGCAGTCGGTAACAGATTAGTCGCACCGTACAAATACAGCGTGACAAATCCTTCCGTGTCAACTGCTGCGTTCGGCAAGTCGAGCCGATAAACGCCCTTCATGTCCGTTGCATCAATTTCGACAAAGCCACCACTGGACCACGCACCGCCAACCGTCTGAGTTGCCAGCGTGATCGCCGTGCGTGATCCTGTCGCACCTTTGCGATACGAGGCGACAAGACTCGCTGAGTTGAATACCAGACCAGCCAGCCCTTGGCCCGTTGAACTGCTTGAGTCCTGCAGGAAGATGTCAATTGTCTGTGATGTAAGACCAGCATAAACGTATTCGCTCATCTCATTCCCCCGTGCATTCCGCGAGCGATTGGGATTCCGCCACCGCCAGAATCCTGATGCTGTGCAGCCCCAATGTCCGGATATCCAACCGTTCCGGCGTAGCCTGACTGAGACTGGCAGAACACGCCTCGACCCGCACCTTTTGCCTCAACGAGACTAATCCGGAAATCACCGTTTGCGGCATCGGTCCACGGACTCGCATTACTTGCATACGCGACAGATCCCGACAAATCCGCGTAAGTCGTGCCATTAGTTTGCCCAAGCGCGTTTGCTTCCGTGCCTGCACCAAATCCACACGTAACAATGCGTGTCACCGCTGTGCTAACGATGCTGGAAATATTGATTCCATAGCCAGCGTTTTTCGTAAAATTGCACGACTCAATCAGCGTAAAGCTGTTTCCAGCAGACGAGTTTCGAACTCCATCTCTGCCGTTGTTATAGGCATCGCAGTTAATCAACGACACTACTCCTACCGTCGTATCAAGAGTCCATCCGTCTCGACCATTCGTGTCTGCAATGCAACGAATAAAATTTGGGGACGATCCACCAGCCCCGACAACAAAGCCAGTGTTATTTGAACCACTGTTGTCGTGTGCGATACATCTAACAAGCGTACTACTGGAACACACAAAGCCTCCCAAACCAGAAGTGTTGCTTTGGTTGCATAGGTACGCTTCACACTCTACTGCAATCGCCCCTGACGTTAAGCTAATTCCGTTACCTCGCACGTTATTGACGACGACACCAGTCAGTAGACATCGCGCACCACCGCCGGACATTTGCAAGCCTGTTGCAGAGCCAGTTGCTCCGTTGTTCTGCAAAATGCAGTTTTCGAGCCATTGATTGTTGAGCGTAAACGTCAACAGAGTGTAAGAGACTCCAGATGTTCCGCCATCGATAATAAATTTGCCGGTATCTCCATACGTTGCGTTATAGCCTCTGTAGCATACCGGACCCGTTGTCCCGCATGAAATGGCTGCAGTGATTGAATAGGTAGCGTCATTTTTGAAATTGACCCGTGGCAGCTCGGAAGACGTGTTTTGTAAAGACGATGACACGAGCGTAAACGGAAACCCCGATGTTCCTGATGGGCCAGCCCATGCTCCACCAATTTTAAGCGTCCGATTGCTTGTTCCGTCTGTGGTTGTGCCGCTTTTTGCTGTCGTGCTCACCGTTATTGTCGTCGATGTGCGAGCGGTAACGCGACCGACTAGCGTGGTGACAGACGCCCCATCAGCATAAACAGACGCAAAATCACCCACTGCAACACCATCAGTCACGGGGTTTCCTGATGCGACTGTAAACACACCTGTAGCCGACACCCATGTTCCGCTTGCATAGGTTAGATCCGCAGCGGTTCCCGGCTCGGTACTGTTTCCAGTGCGAGTTCCTGCGTTAAGATTCGATCCGCCTGAGCGGCAGCAGAATTCCGTGAACGCCATTAGAATTGCTTCCCGGCAAGTGCAGCGTTTACGCCAGTACGATCACCAACAGCGATCAAGGGATTGATTGTTTCATTAAGCCACGACACCCACTCCGATTGAAACTGTTGACGATCCGCCTCCGCTGCTGCCGCGTTTCGCTGTGCCGCAAATTGTTCCGCCGTTAGATCCGCAAACAACCAGCCGCCACCCAATGCTGCAACCGCCGCGAAGTCTGCAGCCGATGGCATGTTTTGCAGGCCACCCATTGACTGAGCTAATGCCCAAAATGGTGCAGAAAACTCAGGTACGGTCGTATCGAAAAACTGATTTCTGTCGTTGGTGATGTGACTAAACCACTGATTGACAGCAGCCGCATGTTGTGGTGAACCGCCAGCATTAACAGCCAAAACCATGTTTACGACTGTGCCGGACCACTTTTCTCCTGTGTCGACGGGTCGAATTAGACGCACCAACATACCGCGATTATTGAGCGTAAACAGCAGGTCTGCCAAAGCAATCTTTGACGCTGTCAGGCCAGTCACTTTCAGTGCCGCAACGATCTCCGCGTCCGTGCCGGTGAGTCCAAGGCTTTGAGCTTTTTCGTATGCGTTCATGGTTCCCCCAAAAAATCAACAGCGGATCAACGATCCGCGTTTACTGCAACTGCTTCCAAACTGAATAAATCAGCCCGCCCGTTGCGTCCCAAATCATTGACAACAAAAATGCCACAACATTGATAACCGCCGTCATTTATGGTCACTCAATCGGCCTTCAAGCCGTCCTACTGTTGTGCTGATTTCAGCAATGTTTTGGTGCATCTGCTCTACTCGCTCATTCAGCGATTTCCGATCGTCTTTGCACTCACGCAGTTCAGCATTAAACCACACCCACATTTTGCCAACAGCCCCACTCAGGACCGCACCGAGTGCTGTAATCACTCCCAAAATGACTTCTGCCGAGATATTCAATGTTGCGGCTCCTGTTGCCAAATTCGTTTTCTGATCGCTGCGACAATCCACATGAGAAGTTCCGGAGCGATCTGCCAGAACAGCCACGCCATAATTGGAGTTATCGCCCTTGCGATTTCCTCGTCTGTGTCCGTAGATTTGATCCGCTTTTTCTTTTCCAGTCTCAACATCCGCCGACCATAAAAGTCGATTGTCTCACCCTCTTTGCTTACTGCTAAGTCCCCAGCCCATGCTCCACATTGCGCGGCTCGCTCGTAAAGCAGGCTGGTCATGATTGTGTCATCGCGGCTCATCAGTAATTGATCCTTACCTGACTCAACCTCAGATCCACCAAAGCATGATCTTCGTAAGCTGTTACCCGCAAAACGTCCGGGCTGATTGGCCCCGGAATATCAACTTCAACCGTCCCGTCTGTGATGGTCAGGATTGCCTGTTCGCCGTCATGCTTGAGCTTCAGGTTGACCGTCTCCGACCATTCGATCCGTTCGATCCGTCCGCTGATCACCGCTTGGATCGCTTCGCGGATGTTCATGTGTCGCAGATCGACTGGCTTGATCAAGTTCATCTAAACAAGCCTCCGAAAAGTCCTCGTCGTCGCTGTGTTCGATTTGTCGGACACATTCCGCCGGGACAATTCGAAACCGCACCCGCATTTTTAACCCTGACTGCTGAAACTGGAATCTGTTTGCCATCATGAATCGACGCATGAATGTCAGCCATTTCTTGGTGAGTCATACCGTTTGTGTCGATGCCGTGATCCGCTCCAAGGTGCCGCGATGTTTCGAGTATTGTCGGACTCCAGTTGCCCTCGACATTCCACCGCAAAACGGTTCCGTCTGATGCAACACGAGAAGAAGTCCCCGGCGTAGCGACGTTTAGAAGGGCTTGTTGGGTGTTCGCCTTTGCCGGGGACTCGGGAGGAACAGACTGGATCACTTCCTTTCCGTTAGGCTCCGGAACTGACAAGGACGCTTCCAGTTTTGTTTCTATCCGTTCCAATGCTGCTGTGTTTTCTTTCAGAATCACCACAGCAGCATCGGTTTTTTCTTCGACAGCCTTCGCAACTTCAACCGCCTCAACGCTGCCATCTCGCATCGATTTCTGCCATGTGGTCAGCTCGGTCGCACCTTCGGAGCATCCAATAAAACACAGCACGAACCAGATCAGATTTTTCATACTCGCAATCCTTTCTGCCATTGGTCCAGGCTGAATTCTCGCGGCTTAACGTTTGGCATGTCAGACAGCCCAACAAACGTCGTGAATCGATGCTGGCACATCTGATTGACCGCTGTTGGGCTCCATTCCTGCCAGCCTTTATTCCCAAACGACTCCGACCAACTGTTGGCGATCCATGAGTACGGCTCACCATTTCGATCTTTTCGTTCTGATAGGCAAAGAGCGGCGATTGAATGCCCACCGCCGCCAGGACTGAACGACTCAACAATCGCTTTGTTCATTGAGTTACCCCAACTGATTCCAGTGTGAATTCCTCCTTGGCCTGATCCGAGCCAAGTCTTCCACTGCTCCCAGCTTGTGATGTTTACAGCCTTTGCTATCCGGTATTTCTCGGCGTTTGCTTGCCAATCGTTTCCGGGTTTTGTGCGGCTGTAGCTTGAGGGGTAAGGCCACAGGCTTTCCTCTGGCAGTCCTGTTTCCAAGGCAACTTTTACGCCAGAGGAAACAACGCTTCCTGAATCGGTCCTGATCCCGTCGCGGTCCTGAGCGAGTATGTATCCAGCCATTCGCGACAACTGGATTATCTGGCCCCCGGTGGCAATGCAATAAAGCCATTCAAGGTTTGAAGATAATGAATGCCCGGCGCAACTCCCCATAGACTTTTGGTTCTCGACCCTGATGAGCTTGCGAGGGTCAAGAGACTGTTCACGGTACGAACCGACCAATTGCAACACTTCCTCGCCGCTCGTCAGCGATGAAATGAAGAATTTGTCTTCAGCCTCTGGGTTGTATCCCGTGAAATCACTCATGGTTTCTTGCTGTTTCTTCTGTTCGCCTGATTTACTTTTCTTGTCACCCAACGGCAGTTGTCTTTTTGATAACCACGATTGTTGTCAATGCGGTCTAATTGCAAATCATCCGACTCAGGCATACCGACATCGGAAAGAAATATCTCAAATGATGCTTTCCAGTCCTCACAAACTGTGATTCCTCTTCCCCCATACCTTGCAAAATTTGCTGCGTTTTGGTTACAGCATCTATGTTTCATTCCTTGCCACACTCGATAAACATGGCTGTATGATTCTCCGTGTGTTGTCGCCCCGTAATTACATCCGCAATTGTTCGTCCTTCCACTGGCGACGTGATCTTTTCTCAGTACCTTTCTCTCGCCACACTGACACAAAAACACAGCATGTCTGTATTTACCAAGCTTCACGCTCAGCCCTGCTTGCCTCAAATAACCATTGACAACCATCGTCTCATCGTGTTGAATCTTCATCTCTCATTCCTCTCAATCAGGTTTGGGACACTTCCCCGGATGGCGACAACCATCGCGGGGTTTTTTCTTTCGATCTACTTGCCCTCCAGCTTATCGGCAAACGCCTTGACCGCATCAACACCAGCATCAGCCGCAAAGCCCAGCTCGTCGGTGTAGGGAATCCAATCTGTAGGCCGAGCCGCAATTCTCTGCTCGTTCAGCCATTTTTGGGCATCTGGATCGCCGGAGAAGGTCTTGCCAGCATACTCGCGAAGAATGCGGATCTGACTGGCTCGATCGTTTGTGTGCGATTGTGCGAGCGAGTCTGTGTAGACAACTGGCCCCGGCCCGATCGGAATGCCACCGGCTGCATAGATTCCGCCGACAGCCCCGACAACAATCAACGCGGCAGCCTTGGCCCCACCTACTAGCCAAGACCGCCACGCGATTGACTTCGATGGCACGACGACAGCAGCAGGGGCTTTCTTAGCCGCTGGCTTTCGCTTTGCTGGTGCCTTCTTTGCGGGGGCTTTCTTGGCCATTACTTTGCCGCCTTACCAAAGTCTGCGAGACCTTGGCTCACAACGTAGGCAGCAATCGCGCCGATGATCTGCGTAATGGCCTCTTCGGGAAGTTGCAGGCCAATTCTGTTACTGGCCACAATCAACACGCCCGCCATCGTCGCGATGGCTTTTTTGCTGGTCAGGATTTCCCCGATTAGCTTCCACATTCGCACACCCCACGACGCGATTATCCGGCGCATTTCTGAGGCCGGGAGCAGTCATAGGATTGAATTAGAGATCACAGGGGTGCCGACAGTCTACCAGGGTTTTAGTCGCTGTCAATGGCTTCATGAGGATCGGAGTTCCGAACCGCTGGTTGTTCTAAAACGCCTTTGGTCCCCGCTTATGGCTCTGGCGGCAGGGGCGGTCGATTGAGTATAGCCTCGCGCCACGCTGGCACTCTCACGACTCGGTTGCTCCATTGGCAACTGCGCAACTCAGCAGAGGACAGTTATTCCGCTGTTAGTTTGGCTTTGTTTTTTTTCCTAGCCCGCACCGCTTTTTTCTGCAGCTTCGCGGCCTTCTCTGGAGCCATTGCAGCAAAACCCTGCAGCATCTCAGGGGCATCCGTTCCCAGTTCTTTTGCAAGTGCAATTCTTAGCACATCGCTGGGCGTTTCGCCGGTACGCTCACACCGCTTAAAAAGCGGCCCGGCCAAAGGACCGAGCCGCAAACTCATCGGGTCTTTCATCGGTCATACTCCGTCGCTCGAACGCACTTTCCGAGAACCTTCACCAGTGGTTCTCCATCCGATCCCCATCCGACAACCTCACCCTTCCCAATGAATGCCGGCCGGGATGCAATGTCGAACCAAAACCCGACGTATTTAACCTCTAATCCAGCCAGCAAATAACACGACATTCCTACTTCTAATGTTCCGTCCTGATGGTTTGTACTAAACTCAACTGGGTTTCCGTGTCTCACAAACTCAACAATATCACCAACAGATACACCGCACTTCCTTGCCAGCTCCTGGCGTCGATATCGCTCGTCACGCGCATGTGACCTTTCCCAGTAACCACCGCAAGACTCAAGCTTCAACAGATCAGCGTCAGTCATACTTGTTATCTGATTTTCGCTCATCGCGGTAAACCTTTTCTGTCGCACAACCCGTGTCAGTCGTTCGCTGCACTTCTTCGTTGCGACGGGTGTAGTATCGTCTATTCGTGGGACGAACGCAACGGATAATCCGAAAGATTTTTCTGGATGCTGAAAAAAGAACAGAGGTAGCGTCACTCCGATGGTGCCCACTCTGTCGGCTTAACCACCGATTCGTCCCACCAAATGCGGATCGGACCCGCAACACCAAACAACATGCCGGTCCATTGGCTCCGGCCAAAGCTCCATTGCATCAGCACTGGGACGACTCCCGGAGCACGCAACCACACCGGCTTATGGTGATTCGCTGATTCTATTGGCTTCCAGTCCATGCTTACCTCAATGAAATCGGAGTACCAGACCGCGTTTACTTTTTACGTTTCGACCGAGGAAGTTTGCCGCGTTTCTTCGGCCCAATCGCCTTCTGTTCTTCCGTCGCCGATCCTTCCGGACGCTTCGTATTCAGTTGTTTGATTCGTTTCCGTGTGTCCGGGATTATCTGAATTAACGGATCGAGGCCGCCAAACGCCGCCATTGTCGCAAATGCACTAAGCAGATTTCTTCGCATGATGACTTCCAAAACTCAGGGACAGAAAAACCACGATCCGATCTTCAAACCAACGCCTCTCCAGTAACGCGATGCCAGATCGCCGCACAGGCCATCATAATGCCAGTCTGATATTCCATGTTTGCCGCTTCCGGAATTTCCTCGCGAAGACTTTCCGCTGATCGATACAGATTCAGCAGTTCGGCTTTCCAGCGAGAATCGGGACGGCTCATTTTTCTTTCTTCGACTGTCATAACTCACCTGTTATTGGAACGGAATACCGCTGTTACTCTTGTGTCGCCAGTTCGCGGCGTGACCTTCTTAAACGCCAAATCCTCAGGTTGTTTACCGCGTTGCACTCCTCGCAGCGAAAGCGAACGCTCGGCACCTTGCCGCACATCGCGCACAGCCCTTTGTCCCTGCGAATCTGCATACATTTGTTCTTTGTCATCGCACCGCCCACACGTCGAAGAACAGACCATCGACCCACTGGCCGTCAAGAACACATGCGACTCCGGCCTTAAAGCACCGCTTCACCGCTTCCGCTTCCCGAGGCCCAAAATAAATCTCCACCTTTCGGCCCTCCGCAGACAACAGTCTCCCGGTCCTTTTGTCCAAGTCGATCTGCCGAATCTCCCCCGTCAGTTGCTGAGACATTGATTACCTTTCGTGTGTACTTCCTGATTCGTTTCTCGACTGGTTTCGCCTGGCAATACCACGCCAACTGCTCGCCGATCCCGAGGCCAGCCAGCGGCAGTTCGACGGCAATTCCCACTGCTCGCAGGATCTCCGCCAGCGGATGGCAGTAGTCAGCACCGGCGTGGATCTCTACCGTAAGTTCTGACGGCTTGATTGAACTGACTGCCCTTCCGAGATTGTAAGACTCCCAAAGCTCCTCCATGAGCCTCTGAGCGACTCCGACGTGCCAAGCTGCAATCTCTGCCGCCTCCATGTCTGCGAACGTCTGGTCGTATGCCTTGAGCCCAATGTGCGGGAACCAAACGCCGTATCGCGCAGACAGGACGGCCCAACGCATTCCCCTGGCTTTCGCGTAGTCAACTCGCTTCGTGAAAAGCTGCGATCCGTAAAGTTGCTCCGGAATGACGCGACCGCCTGTCCGTGGATCGAAGTCGACAGCCTTTTTTGTCTTGCTGCAGCCGATCAGCATTAGTCGTGTCATTTGAAAAACTCCAATGTTTTCAGGAACAGCGGATGCAATTACCTCTGTTCAACCATGAGCAGCGGATGTTCCACTCCGCTAGTCTTCAGCCTCATCAATTAGCCTGCCAATCGCCTCCGACACGCTGATGCCTTGCCGTTTTGCACGGGCCTTAATCTTCCTTTCACGCTTCGGACTGATCCACAGCGACGTGACCTTGGCTCGCATTCCTGCGGAATGTTTCGGGCGACCTTTTGAGGCTTTCTTTTTCATGCACTAAAACTAATAGGTTTATTATGGGAAGTCAACAGTTATCTTTTCAATTGTGATCCTCTGTACACTTGCCGCCGACCCCCCTTCTGTCAAAAGGGGGACCATGATAGAGGATAGATTAAAAACATTGGTGTTTTTGATCTCTAAAAACTCAACAGGGTCCCCCCCCCTTGACGTAGTGACGGAAGGGGGTAAAAGAGTATCTTTATAAGCGCTAAAAAAAATTTTTCCCCTATTTTATAGGGTTTTATATAGTGTACATTTGCTATGGCTTCCGTCAAATCAACCCTTGACGGAAGGGTGACGGAAGGTGACGGAAGGGTCATTTTTCGAAAACTTCCGTCAAGATCCGACATGAACAAAAAAAGCCGTTTCGATTGTCCGAAACGGCTTTTTGTACACTATCGAAAATCACTCAATAGCCTGAAACGTGACAGCTAATCGCCCGCCAGTTTCCCTCTCACCTTGCTGAACGCAGCCAGATTGAATCAAGGTTGCCAAGATGTCGGCTCTGTCCCTTGGCTTCAATTTTTGCGTTCGTCGAGTTATTTCATTCATCCCCCATTCCCCTGGACGCGATCTGAGCAGCGTTCTCATCTCATTGACCATCTGACCGAACGGACTGCCTGAAACGTGCCTATCGGCCTGCTGGAGGATTTTGCGCGTGATCCAGTTGTTGAGGCGGATTGCAAGTTCGGCATCTTCCGCTTGGATCGTTGGAACATACTGACCCGACGCGCGAGAGCAGGCGAACAGCATTGCGAGCTTTACTGTTTTTTCCGCCGCCCTAGACCAGATGGCTGCTGTAATTGGCTCCTCTGTCATTCTCCGCTTGGAGATCTTGACAGCATGTTCGTGCAACCTTGCGTGAGCCGCTTCGTCTCTCTGGATGCAGATTGGAGACGATCCGTCCGACTGGTCAGCCAGATTCCCGGCCGATGTCCTCAGTTGCAGCCACCATGCCGCCTGATCAATTATTGACTGGGGGATCGGTTCGTTGGATGGATCTTGATAATCGACATACTTCGAAGACTCAAAGATCAGGCAGCGGCCAATCAGCCCGCCGGTCAAGTTCTTCTCGGTCATCGATTCCCAAAAATCTTGAGGAACTGCAGTCCCGTGCAAAACAAGATGAGGATAGTGCAGAGTTTTTACCTTCGCCCGATCACCGTAAGCGTCGCCGGTCCAGATGTCGTCAGCGGATGAAAACACCTGCATCAGCACGCTTGCGATCTGGACTAGATGCGGACTTGATCTGTCCTGCATCGCCATTGCCAAGTGATGGATCTCATCCACTTGGAAAAGCATGTTCCATTGTTCTGATAATGCGGACAGAATCCCGGCATGACTTCCAATCCGTTCTGGCCCGATCATCCGATCACCACCGCACAATCTCAGGATCTTGCGGTTGAGCTTCCGCCCGTGATCCTTCCCAGCTCCCGAAAGAGCTAGGCTGATAATCATCAGATTGGTTCTCGCTCCGCGATCCGATACCTTGCCGCCGGTCAGCGTCGATAGGAGCGATAACGCCGCGCCCATCGCGACTTCTGGAAGAGGGTAATGAGCAGTCGATAAATTGTATCGGATCAAATCCCCGAGGAATCCCGGCAGCGATTGGCAGTCAATCGGGAATGGCTCCAGCGTCGTCTTTGCCGCTTCCCGCGTGTTGAGGATCAAACTTAGATCGACGTGAGAATGTGACTGCTGAATCAAAGCCATCGGCGGCTTGTCTTCGCGTGGCGTCCCGTTCTTGCGACCGTTGACGGATGCCTCTCTAAGCTCGCTGTCTCGAAGTGGCGGATTGTTTTTCTGATTCCAGTCGCAGAGCAACTGATACACTTCGTCATCGGTCAAACGAGCGTGAAACTCATCTTTCATCGAATGCAGATGACCGGCCAGAGAAAACGCTGCGTTTCTCAGATTTCCTTTCGCTTCACCCGGAACTTTTTCAACATATTTCGCCCCGCGTTGCATCAGCGATTCGGCTTCAATCCTTGGCGGCGCTGGCTCATGCTTAACGGTCCCTTTCTTCTCCTGCTCTCCGCTCAGGTAAGTTTTGCACAGCCAGTCAATAACGGCCTGCCCATCACCAATCTCATCATTGCCGTTGTAGACATCGCCCGTGATCGTCCAGAATCGATCATGGTCGTAGCATTCAATCTGCTGCTTGTCGTCCTTGCCGGGATTGATCTTGTGAAGGCAACGAAAGCCTTCAGGCTTGCGTGCCTTCGTGATGAACTTGACGCCTGTTTTGCTTGGCGAAATTTCCGCGTAAGCAACTCCGTCAAGCCTCGCGATGATCGGCAAAGCCCAGTCGCGGAAGTCCCCGTCTTCCGTCAGACAGTTGTCAAGATCGATGCCGGTGTAAGGCTCAGCGATAACCGTGGCGATGCCCTGATAATAGATTGAGGAATCAACCGCGATATCGAAAGCACACCATGCAGACGGATCTGTGGAGCTTCCGGCATCGCCGCCGAGCCTGAGCGGAATCTTTGTTCCCTTGCTGTTGTAGTTCCACAGCATCCATCGCTTTAGGTCTTTCAGTTCTTGCGGAACGCGATCGTAGTCATTCATTATTGCTTCGCCCAAGGGTTACGTGTCGCAATTGGCTTTTCAACTCGCAAGACCTCAGCGAAAATAACTCGCTCAAGATCCCTCACTCTCGATTCAAGTTTTTGAATAATTTCGAGCAAGCAGGCATCGCCATCATTTCCTGTCTTAGACGACTGCGACTTTGCCTTTTCTTTCTTGCGACTTTGCAGAACATGTTGCGGCTCAGGCTCTTTCGGAATCACAAGTTCGTGGAAAACACTTGCCACAATCTCTCGCCTTCTTTCTGAGTCGAATCCAACGGACTCTTCCTCATCGTCTGAAAGCCATGTTTCTTGAATCATGAAGTCTCTGCCGAGATGGCCTCTTGCGTTCTTCATGTCTAGAGCCTGAAGCAACCCGAGTCTCTGCCGATCGTTTTTGTGAAGATAAGCAAATCTTCTGTGCTGCATGTTCCCGCAGATAACCCGAGTGTTATCGTCGATCTTGTATGATGTTTCAGAACGGACAGTCATCATCCACCCCACTGAAAACTTTTGTCTCTTCCTGCTGTGCCAACTCCGTCGGCTTCTCCGATTCAAAGAAGCACTCCGTGATGCGATGCCAGCGCCCGTCCTTCTTCGTCGTGATCCTGACCGGCCTCCGGCAGACGCCCATGTTGATCAGGGCCACAGCGTCCGTTGCGTTGTCGGGTGGATCGCAAAGACTTCGAGCGTCCCACCATGCCAAGAACTTTGAGCGAGCAAAGCCCTGATGCCCTGGGCAGGTCCACTCAGCAATGGTGATCGTTGCGAGGTTTCCGGATTCGCCTTTTTTGGTGCAAACGTAATCAACACGGACTGTCTGCGGAGCTTCGCCGTCATCCTTCTTTGTGTGGACTCGAACGACAACGTCTTTAACGTCCCATTCTTCGGGAGGCATTGAGCCTGTCAACTGGCTGCTTTCGTCCGCCGTCGTGTCGTGCTTCAGTTCCCGCTCACGAGGAAAAATGAAATTGCACTCAGGGCAGGCGACTGTTGCCGGAGACACATCCAGCTCGCAGGACGGGCATTTCTTCCCGCGTCCGTTTTCGGCAGCAACCCCCGCTCGCCCTTTGCCCTCCGACCGCCCAAAGTTCTCGTCATCAATTGAACCATGCCGAGCGATGTTTCCGCCAAAGTCTAAGAGTAGGCAGTTGGCTTTGCTGGCATGCAAGCGCAACCCGCGACCGACCATCTGACAGAAAAGCCCTGGCGACATCGTTGCGCGAAGGATGGCAATCGCATCGACGCATTTCGCGTTGAAGCCTGTGGTGAGAACATCGACGTTTACCAAAAAGCGAAGCTCACCCGCGACAAATCTCCGCAGCGTTTCCGCCCGTTCGATTGGCAGCGTCTCGCCAGTGACGACAGCAGACCCCGGCAGCAACTCCGCGATCTGTTCCGCGTGATGAACCCCGGACGCAAAGACCAGCACACTGTGCCTGCCCTGTGTCTTCTCAAGGATCTCCGCACAAGCGGCCTGAACCTTTTCGTCGACATCGAAAGCCGCCTGCATTTCCGATTCGACGAACTCACCACCGCGAAGCGAAACTTTGTCAGTGTTAACCTCCGCGTCTGCGACTTTGTTGGTGATCGGACAAAGAAAACCTTCAGCAATTAGCTGAGCCGTCTTCGCCTCAAAAACGATCCGCTGGAACTGTCGATCAGGTCCGCAGATTGGACCGGCCCCGGTTCTGAACGGGGTAGCGGTCAGGCCCACAATGCGGAGTCCTTCGTTGGCCTTCATGGCCGTAAGGAATTGGCCATACATTGATTCTTCGAGATCGCTAATGAGGTGAGCTTCATCAACAATCACAAGGTGCCGCCTGCCGAGATCGTCAGCCTTGCGGAACACGGACTGAATGCCAGCGACAACAACCGCGTTATGAATCTCTTTCGATTTCAGACCTGCTGAATAGATCCCGACATCAACGCCCGGAATCAATCCCCTGATCTCATCAGCGTTCTGCTGCAGCAACTCTTTTCGGTGAGCCAACACGACAACACGGCCACCGAACTCAAGAGCCTGCTGAATCAGTAGGGCAATCAACAGGCTTTTCCCGGCTCCCGTCGGCAAGACGACAACGGGGTTCCCGGATTTCTCATTGAGATACTTCCAGACGGCTTCGTTGGCTTGTGACTGATACCATCGAGGGGACAGCATTCAAAACTCCTTATGCGAATCCCACTCTGTTATTGAATCAACGCCATCGCTGACGGCTGGCGTCAGTTCCTTCGGGACCACAACCGTTACGCCAGCCTCAACCAGCATCACGGCTTTGCAAATCTTTTTGAGCGGTAGTCGCAGAATCTCCGCTGGCATTGGCTCCCCGGTCTTCTTCAGCCATCTGGCTTTTAGTTCGCTGAACACGTTCAGTTGCCTCCTGTAAGATTTGAAGAGACTGGCGAAGCCAATTGCCGTCGCCAGTCTTTTTGTCGTAGGTGTCGATCATCGACATTGCACCAATGAGATGATGGTTGCGCCGCAGTTCCTGATTGCGTGCATCGCATCGCTACCCCACTCAGGATTCCCCAGGTGAATCAGAGAATCCTGAGCGTCCGTGATCATGCACTCGGCAAAGCTCTGAGCCTTTTCAATTTCCGGCTTCAGTGCTTCGAGCCTTGCGGCTTCAGCGGCTTCGCGTTCGGCTTTGGCTTTCGCTTCGGCTGCTTTTCGAAGTTCCTCCTGCTGCTGTCGCAATGCTTCCCGCTCTGCCTCCATGGCCTTGCGTTGTTCCGCCAAGGCGGCTTCGTCAGCCAGTCGTTGCCTTTCCATTTCGGCCGCGCGGATGCGAAGTTCTTCGGCCTGTCGCTTCGACTCTTCAGCCATCTTCGCGGCCAGTTCTTCGCGTTCCTTGCGTTGCTTCGCCTCAAATTCTTGAGCGATGCGTTTCTCTTCAGCAATGATCGCGGCCTGCTCCGCAGCGGCTTTCTTTGCCTTAGAGAACCACCACATCCATTCTTCTTCCGGAAGCTCAGCCGCAGCCCAATCAATGGCGATGCCATTGGCAACCATGTCGTTGATGCGGATTTGTTTCTTCGCGACTTTCTCAGCTTCCTTTGCAGCCTTCTCGGCTTTCTCAACAGCGTCAAAGGCGTCGCGTTCGGCCTTCAATTTTGCTTCGACTCCGTCGACTTTTTCAGTCAACTGTTTCGCGATGCTGTCGACCGTCCGCCCGTATTCCAGAGCGTCGGCCTTCAGTTCTTTTCGCTTCTTCTCAATGTTCGCGTTTAGTTTCTTGACGAACTTGTGAGCCTCTTCAACCTGTCCGATTCCGGCCTCTGCCACGGTCAAAAGACCATAGGGCAAAACCTGTTCAATCATCGCATTAAATGTCGATAGTTCCTGCACGGCCCTGTCTGTCATCGTGAGTTCAGTCGTCGCTGTCATTGATCACCTCCACCTTGATATCGAAACAAGTAATTCCATGCTGCGACCGCAGCTTCCCGCACATCTCCGTGATCCATTGATCACCTTGCATTTGTTTGACCTGCCACGGTTCCAAAAACAGAACAATCACTGTCTCCTGAACTGGCCTGCTTTTGCTTTTGATGTCGGCCTGAATGTGACTCACCAACATCGCTGGCCATGGTTGCTGAACCTCAGTTGTCAGCGTCATTCGGCATTGCATCTGCATTCCCTCCGTCGATAAAAAAGGCGCGGAGATTGCCCCGCGCCTATGTTGTTGATACTACCAGCCAGCAGGCTTGCCAGCGGTTGCTGTCTTTTCCGCAGGAGCAGAAGACGACGCGGGAAGGCAGGCTTTGTAGCCCTTCACTTCGTTCTGGTTGTTGCCGTTGTATTCCTTCACAGCCAGCTTGATCATCAGCGGTTTCATGTGCAGGGCTGAAGAGTCCGGAGGCTTCGGAATGTTCAGTGCCTCGCAAACCTTCTTAAACTGCTGCTGAGCGATCGTCGTTGCCTCTGGATTCTTGTTCCAAAGGTTGAACCGATCAATCACGGTTCGATTCTTAAACGGCCCGTCGACGATCTGCAGCTTGACCTGCAACAACTCGCTCGCCCCGTCCTTCGTTTTCTTGCGTTCGCTCTCGGTCATGACAGCGCGATACTCGCCCGCAGGCAAAGCCTCAAACTCGCTGTCCTTCACTTGCGATGCGTCATATCCACCTAAATCAGCCATCTCAATTACCTTTCAAAACTTCACTCGGGACAAAAAACTCTGCATACTTCTCGAACGAAAACTCAACCATTTCTTCCGGCATGTTCAAACGGTTCTTCGCGCGGACTCCCGCCGTTGGCTGAGTCCTGACGAAACGCTCGCTTCCACCCGCCGCGATGTTTCGAGTGCGATTGAATCCGGTGTCTTCTTTGACTGCGTAAGTTCGGAACGATCCAAAGAAAACTTCCTGGCACCAGTCGCAAAGCAGATCACGAGCGAACTCACAGACGGACGGCTCCCACCGCTCATAGGACGGTGCATCTGGCGGAGTGATCTTCACGGCTTCGCTGTGTGCCAGCAGGATGATTCCCAGCCCGCGTTCAGTGTGCAGCCAGTCCAATTGGAACTTGATCTTGTCCCACATGGCCTCAATGAATTTGTTGCCCTTGCCATACGAAAACTTGTCGTCGGCCATGCTTTCGACGTTCTTTTCTTTGCAGATCTGCTTTTCAATGATCCGCTGCAAAGCGTCGATTGTATCAATGGCAATCCAGCGATAAGGAAACTCACCTTTTGCGGCCGCTGTGTCGCAATGCAACCAAAACTCCTGCCACTCGTCCCACGTTCGAATCGGGGGCGTCTTATCCATGTCAACGTCTCGATCGTCTTCGA